CGAAGATACCGACCTTTGTACGCAACGAGGGCATCAAGGCGGTTGTTAGGCTAAAGATGGACGTGCTTGAGCCTATCATCACAGACCGAAAGACGCTGCATCTACTGGCCGAAGCAATAGGCGTTAAGCCGATAAAGTCAGGGCGTTACACCTTTATTCGCGTATTCGATGAGTTGCAGAACGCCGTTGACATTCAATACGACAACGGCACTTTTTTCATCTTCGGGCAAGGTGATGAGCAGTAGCATATTTAGAACGATTCCAATGCACAAGACAATATTTTACCTAAAAGACTTCCAAATAAAGGAACTTGTATTGAATCAAGATTACATTGATTTTAATATGAGGGAGAACTTTATCAATTACCATGAATTCATCGAATGTGAACTCAGTAAATTAACAATTACGGGTTACCCATTTTTAAATAAAGATTATTGTGCGACAACGGTATGTGTAAGGCCGTACATAATTGGGTCTGTTAAGGTTGACGACCTTCTTAAGAGGTACATAGATAATTTCGGGGTGCTTATTGATCGTCCAAACCATTCCTGTAAAGGAGGTGGAAAATACATTGCTTCTGAATTATATCGTGTGTCTCACCATTGGATGATAGACACATTAATTCATCTACAAAATAGAGGTATGAAAAAAAAGCTAAAACATCTTCGCTATCATCATTCAGATGCAATGGTATTTCAACTTCTAAACGATAAAATAGAACATCAAGAACAACAATTAAAACAAATATCATGACACCAACGAACAATAAATCACTGCTTCATTTTATCTTCGGGCAAATGGAGAAACTAGATAATAAAGAAATAGACATTGACCAAGCTAAGGCGATGGCACTTTTAGCGAAGCAAGCTAACAACTCTCTAAAATACGAACTTGACAGGGCTAATGTTCAAATGAAATTAGCTGAACACAACTTAGACCGTATAAGAATTGATTTGAGAAACGCTGAAAGTTCTAACTTCTAACCACTTACTCACAACATTCTACCCATGCAACACACATCAACCCAACGAGACAGGCTTCAATCCCACTTCAACAACGGAGGCAAGGTCACACGTCTAACCGCATTCATTGACCTCGGAATCTGCGAACTATCTTCACGCATTGGCGAACTTGAGAAGTCGGGGTTTCCTATCCATCGGCAAATGATCCACATCGTAAACCGTTACGGTGAGACTGTTAGAGTAATGGAGTATCGGAAGGGGGAATAAATCTTTTCTGAACCGAACGAAAATAATCGTATATTGCACCGTCCAACTGACAACGGACAACCTTTATCCAGCTATGACAACAACATTTTTTAAGGGGTAAAAACAACGATAGGACTTAGCTGGAGCTACCTATTCGTTTACTGGCTTTGTCAGCCAGCCCCTTATTTTTTCGCATGACAAAGATCAGCGTATTCTACGGATTACCAAAAAAAGATACACCTCACATGGCGGAGGGTATTATGACAATTTCAGACTTTCTTAACCATGTCAAATATGGAAAATGGAAAGACCAAATTGAAGCCGTCCGTGCTATTGAGGACAAGAAAGCACGTGACAGGGTAAAGGCCAATTTACCATCAGTTACAATAGCTGGACTATTCAAGCAGCGAAAGGCTGAGATGATCATCGAGCGTAGTGGTTTCATTGCCATTGACATTGATGGCTTTAATGATAAGGCCGCGTTATTATCAGACCCATACACCTACGCTTTATTCTATTCAGCAAGTGGTCGAGGTATTGCGGTAGTTGTAAAAGTGAATGGTGAAAAGCATAAGGAAAGCTACCGTTGGCTTTCTAATTACTACTATTCAACATACGGGATTGCGGTAGATGAAGCACCAAAATCACCCGCCTCACTAAGGTATGTGTCATACGATCCCGACATCTATATAAACGAACGGTCGAAAAAGTCAGGTGCTAAATCAGAACCAAAGTCACGCGTACCTTCACTACCCATAGTTCTGCCATCTAATGTTGCAGCCGAAATGTGTCAGGAGGCTGTTGGACTTGGAATAGACCTTGCACCTGATTATGAAAGCTATTTTAAGTTGGGAGTTTCTTTGGCCGCTGGATTCGGTGAAGATGGACGCGGAATGTTTCACCTTTTATGCGGTGTATCGCCTAAGTATAACAGCACACAGGCGGAAAGAAAATACACCGAATGTATTAGAACGGCATCCAACGGAAAAATATCAGTAGGAACATTCTACTGGATGCTTAAACAAGCTGGGATTCACGCACCTAAAACAAACACACGGGCAGTTCAACTGGCAGCAATGGGCAAGAGGTCTGGGCGTGACGTTAGTGGGGTGGTTCAACAACTTGTTGAAATGGAGGGTGTTCCACGCGAACAGGCCGAACTGGTTGCAAAAGAGGTTTATGATCGAGAGGATATTGATTTACGCAATGTTTCAAATGACCCTGAAAACCTTATCGAAGGAATCATGGAATGGGTTAGGCAGAACCACCCGATCAGGAAGAATGTAATAACCCAAAAACTAGAAGAGAACGGTACGGAAGTTTCATCTGAACGGCTCAATAGCATATACCTACGCGCTCGGCTTATGTTCAACTCAAAGGACGTTACATTCGACCTTATAAACCGCGTTATTTTTAGCGACTTTACAAATGAGTTCAATCCAATACACGAATACATCGACAAGAACAGATACCGAAACGGAGGCGGCCACATTGATGCGTTGATACGAACCGTAAAAACAGACAGCCCGCACGCAGATATTTTTATCCGCAAATGGTGTTTAGGGTGGGTTGCAGCTATTAATGGGCATCCAGTTAGGTCTGTTCTAACTTTAGTAGGTGGTCAGAATACAGGGAAAACTGAATGGTTTAGGCGAATACCTCCACCTTCACTTCGTAAGTATTACGCAGAATCTAAACTTGACGCTGGCAAGGACGATGACATTTTAATGTGTCAGAAACTTTGGGTGATGGATGATGAAATGGGTGGCAAATCAAAACAGGATGAGAAGCGATTTAAGGAACTAACATCAAAGTCAACATTCAGCCTCCGCGCACCTTACGGACGGCACAATGAAGACTACAAGCGGTTGGCGATTCTGTGCGGAACATCAAACGAAGAAGACATTATCAACGACCCGACAGGCAATACCCGAATACTTCCTGTCAAGGTTTTGAGTATAGACCATGAAGCATACAACGCCATAGACAAGGACGAACTATTCATGGAGTGTGTTCGGGCATTTGAATCTGATGAGGAGTGGCAGCTTAATAAAGAAGAACTAAGGATGCTCGATGCTATGGGTACTGATTTTGAAACCACTCCATTTGAGCGCGAGTTGATACTCAGGTTCTTTAGGCCACGGCAAGGCGGTGATATTGCTTCTCACATGAGTTCTACCGACATAAAAGACCATATCGAAACAAGGTCACGTCAGAAGATACTACGATCTAAACAGTTCGGAATTGAGTTGAAAAGGATATTCGGTGAGTCTTTTAGCAAGCGAGTCAACGGTTTTCCGACAAAAGTCTATGAGGTTTACCGATTACACGACAACGAAGCTACTACACACGAAAGCCGCGCTACCATTGGGATTGATGACTTTGACGCATTCTAATGTAGTAGCGTAGTAGCGTAGTGTATAGACATCAATGACAGCCTCTTTTAAATACGATGTGAATATTAACGATACTACTCTATATACTAAATATTAAATTTTATAAGTTACACTACTACAAAGCCCTGAAAGCCGCGCTACCATTGGGAAAAAGCGTAGTAGGGTGAAAAGTTACAACGCTACTACACGCTACTACACATGATCAAACTCAGACAATATCAAACAGAAGCAATAGACCAACTGCGGGGAGGTTTTCGGCAAGGACATCAACGGCAGGTGCTGTGCCTTGCAACAGGAAGTGGGAAGACGGTTATATTTTCTGAAATGGTCTGCCGAGCGGCTGCGAAAGGAACAAGGACGTTGGTGCTAACCGACAGAGTTGAACTTTTTGGACAAACAATGAAAGCGTTAGGGCGAGTTGGCCTGACACCTCAGTTGATCCACGCTAAAGGAAACGATACAATTGACCCGTTTGCATTGGTTAGTGTTGGAATGGTAGAAACCGTAAAGCGAAGAGTAGCCAAGGGCGCAGAATTAGCACCTCAAATGATTGTAATTGACGAGGCGCATAAGGGTAATTTCACAAGGATATTGGAAATGTTCCCAAACGCTATGATAATCGGGGCAACTGCAACTCCAGTAGGCAAGCACTTTTATAAGTATTATACCAATATTGTACAAAACACGGACATTCCAGAACTCGTTGAACTTGGTTACTTGTCAAGATGTCGCGCCTTTCAGATGCAGGATGATTTAAGCGACCTTGAAACGAAGGCAGGGGAATACACCGATGATAGTTTATTTGGTCACTTCAATTCTCAGAAACTATTTGACGGAGTTATAGACCAATATAGATCGAAGGCCAACGATAAGAAAACAATCGTATTCAACGTGAACATCAAACACGCTGAAAACATGACCAAGGCTTTCAATGACGCGGGCATAAGGGCTGAATGTGTGACAAGCAATACACCAAAAGACGAACGATCAAGGATACTTAACGCCTTTTCTAATGGGCATTTTCCAGTATTGAACAATTGCGGAATACTTACTACGGGATATGATGAACCAACAATCGAATGCGTAATAATGAACCGAGCGACAAAGAGCCTACCATTATGGCTTCAATGTTGCGGACGTGGTTCAAGAACCATTCAGGATGTCAAGGATGAGTTCATCGTTCTTGATTTTGGAATGAATCACGACCAGCACGGTATGTGGGCAGAAGCGCGTAAATGGAAAATAGAGCCACCACGCAAGAAAAAAAAGGCTGACACCGCTCCAGTCAAGGAGTGTCCGAAGTGTCAATCACTTGTATTCGCATCTGCACGAACTTGCCGTTACTGCAATCATTCGTTTCCATTTGAAGCAAAGGAACTTTCAGAAGGGAAGATGGTTGAGATGTCATTACGCATACCAACAAACCTTGAAGGTCGAAAAATCAGTAGCCTTAATTTATTGGAGTTGATAGAACTTGAGCGATCAAAGGCTTACAAACCAACTTTCATTTGGAGGGTAATTAGGTCAAGGGGCGAACAGTCAATAAAAGACTATGCGTTAGTTAAGAAGTATTCAAGCGGATGGGTTTATAGACAGAAACAAGAAATGCACAATTCACAATTTAAAGACTACGTACTAAGATGAGCGACATAACAGAAGCTAGACTTCAATCAGATTGCTTCATGTGGCATTGGAACACCCGACCAAATGAACGGGGATTGCTTTTCATGGTTCACAACAGCCCAAAGAACGCAATAGACGGGGCGCGGCTTAAAGCAATGGGGATGGTGGCAGGCGTTTCGGACATGATCTACCTGCGCGATGGGTTGCCTCCTTTGTGTATCGAGTTAAAGCTACCCGATGGCATCCAGTCAAAGGCTCAGAAGGAATGGCAGAAGGTTGTCGAATCAGTTGGCTGCGAGTACGTGATCATTCGCAGCTTGTCCGAGTTCCAAGACCTTATTTAGAATCATTCCAAATTAGCCAACACGCATACAACGGAACAAAAGAATAATTATTTTTACCGAAACAATTAAACAGAGAACAGATGCCAAATTACAGAAACGTGTATAAGTCCGACCACTTAGGGGTTGTTGACTTGGAAGAATTGGTCGAACAAGGTAAGCCGCTTGTGTTCACCGTGACGAAAGTCAAACAAGAAGAAGGCGCGATGGTCGCAGGGTCGAAGGGCAACTTCAACATTGCCTACTTCAAAGAGGGTATAAAGCCGTTAGTTCTCAACGCTACCAACGCCAATACCATAAGAAGGCTTGGCGGTTTCGGAACAGACGTGGATACTTGGACACCGATATTGGTTGAACTCTACATTGATTCATCCGTCAAGATGAAAGGTCAGGTAGTTGGTGGCGTTCGAATAAGGACAACAAGCCCAACTCCACGGGTCGAAGTATCGGATACTTTAGCCATCGCTGCATTAGGCGCGGCAACTGACCTCGGGCAGCTTAACGCAATATGGAAAGGCCTTAGCGCAGACGAAAAGAAACTAGCTACCGTGATCAAAGTGGCACAGGATATTAAAGTTAAACTAGCTGAGAAATGAAACCACACTTCAACATAGAACAAGGGTCGGACGAATGGCATTTGATCCGACAAGCAAAGGTAGGCGGCTCAACATCAAGCCAACTTCACGTAAAGTCAGATACGCTACTGGAGCAGCTACTTTCAGAAATGGCCGAACCATTCCAAATAC